CCTACTAAAAGTAGGACTTCCGTTGGTGTCAAGGCCCCTTGGATTATAGAGGGTCGCAGTAATGATCTTTCGGTTCTAAATTGGACCGCGCAAGACACATATGCTATCTCATCCTCGGAGTCTATTTCCTATACTAACGGTCGAACGAAGGCCAATTCTTGCTTTCATAGCAAGTTGGCTTACACGGATTACCAAGGCTTTAGCGGTAATTATGCTGCTAAAGATGGCTCTGGTGTTTGGGTTATGTCGGGGGCCCCGGCCTTTTTTCCGGGTCCTATTTTACCTTCTGGTGGCGATTTTTCGCCATCGCCCTTTACACCGTCCGAGGCCGATATTAGGTCTAGGATTATTGATCCTATCGTCAATGACTTAGCTGTTTTCTTGATTGAACTCAAAGACTTAAAGAGCCTTTGGGATACCGTCAAGTTAGGTATCTCTCGCCCTGATAAATCATGGCTTGGATATCAGCTAGGTGCTGTTCCACTAGTCGCGGATTTAATCCGTCTCTATAATGGCCTACGTAATTTTGAGGCCAAGTGGGATTCGCTTAGGAGCAGAACTAATAAGCCTATTAAGCTTCAGTTCCGGCAAGTTTATCCGACCAAAACTATAAGTGAGGTCGTGTACCAAAGCTCTTTAGCTAAGGTGACTTGTAACGTGCGTCGTAGGTCCGTTGGAGTTACAACTCTACGGGTCATTTATGACTTACCTCCTCTTTCCTTTATGCAGGGCTTCTTAGAAGCTTCATCCTTATTAGGATTTAACCCTAGTTTGGCTACTGCTTGGGAATTAGTGCCGTTCTCCTTTGTCGTCGATTGGTTTATACCGCTCGGTGACATTTTTGACGATCTTTCTTTAAATCTACTTGGTCTAAAGCTGAAGTCAGCCGACGGAACCCAATCTGTCAAGACTGAGTGGACTGCGTCCTGGGAACACACGGCGAAATATTTCGTCGGTGACCCTAGCGTTCGTATCCTGTCTGGAGCTGGTAAATCTTACCAGCGCACCGTTATCGATGCCGTTTCGATTTTTCAATCGGCTCACGGACCAGGTGGGGGTTTGAACGTGGGTAGTCGTTTATTGACTGCTGCAGCTCTGATCACTTCCCGACGCGGGTAGCTCTACTCCGGTTAGCCCTTAAGAAAGGCTTTACTCCGGAAAAACTTTTCCTCGTTTCTCAAAATGAGGTGGTGGGTGACAAACAGACCAAATGAACCAACGGAGTTAACTGCCCTATGGCATTTCCATTGTCCCTTGTGATTGGTACTCAGACTTTTGAACAGCTGAGTGACGGGCGCTACATTGATGCAGCGTCCACTGCTGATGAGCCGTGCTATTTGTCTATTGACAATACCGTCAATCCTGACGGCGTTTCTTCGTACGTTATCAAACTTACGAAGAACAAGAACAGCCCTATCAGTGGTGGTGCGGATAATGTACTTCAAGTACATACCGTGGTGAAGGCACCTTTAAAGTCCTTCACGCAGGCCGAAATTGAATCGGCTAATACCGTCTTAAAAACCTTCTTAACTACCGCAAATTTCACGAAGTTACTCCGTGGAGAGCGATAGAGTCACAAGCGCTTGAGCTACGATCCTAGTTCCACAAAGTTACATAACTTATGAAAACTAGAGAAAGTAGGCTTAGCATCCGCTCTCGTTCTAGTATGTGGTTATTTCAACGAGCTATTAGCTACGTTGCTAACTACCAAAACGAACTTGAACGGCGGATCCTGACCCGAGCATTTTATGCTCTGAGTTTGGATTTGGAACTTCCCCAATTCGATACTACGACCCTTGTCAATCGGTTGCGTCGCGAAGGATTGTCCTTTGCTACCAAAACGCTCCCCCAGTTAAACCAGGCGGTTCTTTCTGGGCTGGCAAGTGGTACTTTTGACTGTCCTACGTCATTCCGGCTAGCTCGCCGTTCTAGGCTCCCCGTTTTTTTGGGTTTTCTAGTACGCAAAATATTTGACCAAAATGGTCGAGTGTTAAGTGATGCATGCCCTGTGGCGGTAAGATCCATCAGGCAAATATGTGAGTACGCATATAAAGCGGACTTTGCATACAGCCCTTCGCAGATTTCTGCGGTTTTGGATCGTTTTAAGGAAAATGAACTGAATCTGCGTTCGAACGTAATAAGTGACGACGCACTTCTCGTCTTATGTTCCATCATAACGGAGCAATTTTTCTCCGATTTTGATGTTAGCGACCTACGTCCTAGACATGGTCCAGGTGTTACAAGTAATGTCCCAATTAATAATAAGTGGGATTATCAACTGTCACCGAACTTACCAGTTTATTCTCTTTATGGTAGATATTTCTTCATGAATGAGAATGATGCCATGGATTCGCTGAACCGCTATGCGGTGTCAAAAAGTTTTGATTACTTTAGACCCAGCGCTTTCGCTAAGGTTATCCTTGTGCCGAAAGATGCCAGAGGCCCACGATTAATATCATGTGAGCCCTGCGAAAACCAATTTATCCAACAAGGTATTGCTACTAAGTTGGTGCGGCATATCGAAACACATCCTCTTACTTCTGGTCACGTAAATTTTACTAGCCAGGAGATTAATAGGGCTTTAGCCCGAGAGGCTTCGATAACTGGGGAGCTAGCCACCCTTGATCTCAAGGATGCCTCAGACTTAAACTCTCTAGCTCTTGTCGAGAAGATATTTAGGAAAACACCATTGTTAGATGCTTTCTTATCTTGTCGGAGCGACCGCACTGCTCTTCCGAGTGGTGAGGTTGTTTTGATGAATAAGTTCGCGCCGATGGGATCGGCACTTTGCTTCCCTGTAATGGCTTACGTAATTTACGTTCTGCTTTATTCCTCCTTAGTGGGGTTGGGTGATAGTGAATCTGCTGCCTCTGTCTATGTATATGGTGACGATATAATCGTCCCCACGAAACACGCCACCTATTGCTCCGATATTTTGGAGCGTTATGGTTTTCGCGTTAATAGGCAGAAATCGTTCTCTAGTGGTCACTTTCGTGAATCATGTGGAGGCGACTTCTTCAAAGGTGTCAGCGTGGCTCCTGTTAGGCTACGTAAAATACATAGCACATATGGTGAATGCTCAGCGTATGAAGGTTTGGCTGTCATGTTTTCTAAACATGCCAACGAGTTATCAATTGCCGGCTTGCACCACACTGCCGAGATTTTCTACGGCCTTAGTGAGCAGGTTTTTGGTAAGCTCCCATTTGGGACGACTCGGGCTTCTTACTTACACCGACATTGTCGGCATGAAGAATTGGAGTCGCTGAACGACCTTACGTATAAGGGCGGCTTTAGGGTATTATCCCGAGCCGTTTCCATTGCAACTCGTCATCGGGTTGGTGGAAGTAGTTCCTGGGGTCACCTTTATCGGGTGATTGGGATGTTAGGCAGAGATTTGATCCTGCCGAAAATAGGTCTTTACGACCTTCCCAGAAGATGGAAGTTGCGCCGTGGTTGGGTTATCCCAGCCTAGGATGCAGCTGGTGCGTGAGTTGCGCCCTTTCGATCGCTAGTTTTTTCTAGCGGAAGTTGGG